TTACCGGCATATGGTAGCGAGGCATCCCCCTTGTAGGCGAAAAAGAAACCGGCAACCAATAAGAGAATTTCCTTGAACGGAATTTGAGCCAAGACATCTTGACCCGATAAAACTGCTTTGATTATTGCCATCAAATAGGCAATACATAAAACAATTATCAACAGCAATAAAACGACTTTTGTGACTGATTGTAAAATGTTATTCATAGTAAGTATTAAGTTAGATTATTATATTATATTATTAGCGAGATTTTCGACCAAGAAATACCGCTAATGTTAAATAAGAAATCGATGTTTTTTGACCCCGACCACTTAACATAAATGTAAAGAGCCACTTAACATTTTTGTCAGAGGCACTTAACATAAATGTCAACTGCCCTCCCGTCATCAACTTTTCATCCACAGTTTTATCAACATAGTTATAGGCCGAAATTTCTTCCGGCCTCGAACCTTTCAAGAGTGGCTTTCGAGCCACTTAGATGGAGGAATAAATCCCCCATTCGGACTGAACCACACTTCGGCGAGGTAATCATAGATTTCGGCAGGTGTTAGATTTTCAAACACGGTGTGAAAAGAATTGTGAAATCCATCGGGCACTCTTTTGATGTTTTGCCTTTTTGAATTTCCTCCTCGACTCGATGGAATGATGTGATGGTCAGTAATCGTTAAATTGTTTTTTCCCATCATTGCCTCTCTTTCTTTTTTGTTTAATGAACGATTGTGATTATATTAAGCCAAAAACTTAAAACTAATAAAATGAGTAATCCCCCCGAGAGCAATATCGCAATAATAATTGATTTCATAAACGACTAGGCGATTAAATTTCCGTAGAGTTGCCATGTATCAGTCGCAATTTTAATCAATGTCGCTTGTCCTCCTGCACCGGCTATCGACTTATAACTTGATAAAGAATTGATGGTGACTCCTGCACCGGAAAGAGTTACTTTTCCCGCACCTCCTTGAATTAAATAGATTTCAGTTCCTATAGGGAAAGCAACGACCGAATTAGTTGGGATGGTGACAGCGATGGCAGATGCATTTGTTAGAACGACATACTTGAAAGCATCGATTAACGCCAATGTGTAGGTAGTGCCGACCTGCATATTGTTCTTGATCGGAACAGCCAAGACACCCTCATTGTTTAGTCTTGGTAAATTATATTCCTCACCAGTTCCGGCAGACTCGATTGCATTATTTCCACAATCTAAATATAGAGTGGCATTATTTCCCGAGATGTCCGTTCCTGCTGATGGTGTCATTAGTTTCAAAATCTTAGATGCACGACCAAGAGTGGAGGATGTTATAATATATTTATTTGTAGAATATGCGACTGTTTCAGTTTTGCCGGTGACAGCACGAATGGCCGCCTGAACCTGCGATGCGATTAAACTTGTAGATAGAGCAGTTAGAGGTTGACCATTGACGGTAAAATTTATACCTCCCCAAGCATTCATGCCAGACAAAATGCCCCCACTATAAACGCCCTTATAAGCACCCCCCAAACTGTTGTTTCTTATATTTGCCGAACCGGTTGTCTTTCTAACACCGATTGCGTATTTAACACCTGCCGATAAAACAATATTCAAAGATGTAAAATCTCCGGTATTAGAATAGTCACCATTTCCCGCAACAACTGTTCCCAAAACGACTGCGGGGGCATTTGCGACTGTGGTGGCGATAAAGGCCTCAGTATTACCGGCATTCGCATTCATTCCTAAAATACCACCGGTTGTAAGTTTCATATCACTAGCACCGACTGTAAATGTTTGAAAAATACAATATGTTCCTGTGATCGTATCACCAGTATAAGAGTCAGCACCGGCGGCATAACCCATTGAAGTATTAGTGCCAACGATTAAAAATTGAGGAGAAATATTGTCCCAAACAATTCCATCTATATTTATTTTGAATTTTCCGTTATCTCCCGACCTAGCCAATGCAGTAAAAACTGAAACGATAGACGGATTGATGCCACCAGTTAAAAAACCAGATGCTTGAGGTTGCACGCTATCGGGGTTGATAGAGCAAACATTTTCAGCAGGTAATTTTTCTTTTTTTGCAAAGATGTATTTTGCTAATCCCATATTTTTGTAAAATTATTCTTCATCGTTTTTTAAGCCCCTCTCTCTTAAAACATCGCGATATTTTTTATTATCTTTTGAGTTATCTTTTAGAAATTGGAATGGTAAATTTTCAGCATTGAACTTTTCTTTTTTATCATTGACTTTTGCACCAAGTAAAACATAATCGATAGCCATTAGGCTAACAATATTACAAGCCTCGCCCTCATCATTGACTTCAATATCAACCGACAAAATCATTTTTCCGTTTGGTAATTTTTCTGATGTTGTTTTTATATTACTCATAGTTTTATTTTAGCACATTTTTTAAGCACTGACCAAAGTATATTTGCAAGAAATAACTAAAGCGGTCTGTAAATCTTTTGCCCAATTTAATCCTGCAAGATGTGACCATAACATTCCAGTATTAACACCGGCCAAACCATCAATAAAATTTCCGAATTCTTTATAAGTGCCGGAACATTCTGCCTCTGTAAATAAAACAGTTAGATAAGCGATGTTGCCAAGAGCAGAACCCGAGATGACATCATTTCGATATGCCTCTGTAATTAGTTGAGTGTCCGATGCGGATGCTGAACCGACACCAGTTCCCAAAGCGGCTTTTGTAATTTCTCCGGTATAAGTAAAATCACCGACTAATCTTTTTGTGACTGCCGAGAAACCATTATTGCAAATAACATTTTTATGTTCGTCACAAAATGTCATCGTGCCGAGGCGGTATTGACTACCAAACCACTCAAGAAAATTGACCCTTTTAATCCCCGAAAGAACGGGGAGAATGGATGACCTCAAAGCGAGTAAACTCAAATTGTAGGCTTTTTCCCATCCGGTCAAAGTTCTTTGATCGTAGAATTTAGCTGTAATATCGCCTCGGGCGACTAATTTTTCATTGATGTTGTTCATATTCTTATAAATTATTTATGAAAGTAAACTTAAATCTAATCGAAACTCTCTATCGGGGTCTGTGTTTGAGGTGGGTGTGAATGGCCCGACACAAAAGTTTGGGTAAACACCTGCACCGAACGGGTCTTTTAATACTTCCTCCCCGACATTTACATCCTGCCAATCATTCATTTTCGCCTTGATTGATATTTCTTCGGTGACATTTACTTGAACCCAATCACAATAGTATTTTTTAATAACTTGGTCTTTGTTTAATTCAACTGTTTTCTTTCCATCCATTAACTGATTTTGTAAAAATGCGATGATGCCGATTGTCTTTGTTGTGGCGAGGTCAACTTTCCAAACACCCTTAGTCTGCGAGAACATTCTCAATGAAACTTTTTGAATGACGAAACTCTCGATAGTGTTTAGCGATGGAAGATTGATTGAAATTAACTGACCCGATGCGAAACCGGATTGATAAGTATCAAATGAACCCTCTCGAATAGATGCGGCATAACTATCTAATTGTGATTGAGCATAATTTTTCGCCTCATCCTCACTAGCAATCGTCTTATCGATTTTTGAAAACTCATAGCGACCGAATTGAGAAATAGATGCAATGTTTTCGACTTGAACAATAATCGGGATGAGTGGTTTTCCAGTAATTTGAATAGCAGTATTTAGAGCAGGTGCGGAAATAAAGCGAACATACTTCTCATTGTAATTCCACATCGCCTGATAATCAGCATCTTTGTCGATGTTATCGACTCCAACAGTATAATTGACTGATGGTGCGGACTCCTCTGCGGTCACAGCATTGAATGATGGTTCAGTTGCAACAACCTTTTTAATGATGACGAAATCCCAACTTGTAGAACCTCCGGTCACAGGACCATCATCGTATCTTTTACCCAAACCGATTGGCTCTGCGGAAACTGTATTTGTTAGAGTGCCATAATCTTGTGCGGTAGTTAGGTCAGAATAATTTTTTAATATCATCGCAACAGTAGATGCGAATGTTTTGAAACTTAATAAATAATCAACATTGTCCGGCATTTCAGCACCAGTCAACCCGACCCAGTTTGAGTCATTTCTGTAATATCTTGAGTTTGTTCCCGGATGGTTTAACATACCGATGCCATTCGCGGTGCTACCAAAAAAACCACCAGTCATAAGGCCACCAGTCGTCTTTGATGCTGTCTTAAACTTCACCAGTTGCTCAACACCACTTCCGAATGTAGGGATTGATAACAATCTCCCCGCCCCACCTGTTTCAGTCATTACGCCACTTGCGACAGAAATTCCCGTTGCATCGACAACAGTCCACTTTGTGACATCGACAGCAACTCCATCGAAATCATCAAAGAATAAAAATGTATTTGGTCCACTACTGACATTAGTGGTCGCCCCTCCGTAATAAATATAGATGTCTTTATCTGTGCCTAAATCTTCGGCCACCTTAACCCAAATTTTAGCGACTCTATTCGGTGTTGTTCCCGTGACTTTTTCAGTCCAAAAAGGCAATTCAGTCGCCCCATCACTTCCTCTAAATCTAATATCTCCCGAGATGTTTTTATCGGTAGGGAATAAAGCACAATGACTAGCGACATGCACATTGACACCGGCAGAACCCGAACTCTCTCCGACTAATAAAGGTATTTGATACGATGTTCCTGCCCCAGTTTGTCCTGTGATCGTAATCTTTTTTCGATATGTATAGGTAGCAGGTAATCCGACAGTTGGTTTCAATCCAAACTTATAATTAGTTCCGAATGTTTTATTGACTCCATCCCCGACAGCATTCTGTGTTTTATTTGATGCTGAAAGCATTTCTCCGCCCTCAATCATCACAGCATTTCTTAATTGAGTGACATCCGAATTGAATTCAAGAGAGTCACCAATCACGATATTTGACCCCTCTCCGATTGAATAGGGGGCCGATAGCGATGACTTAGCAAAGAAGTGAATATCTCCGGCATAATCAATGAACCAATTATAATTTGTGAGGTTTGCTAATTCAGTCAAAGCCTTATCTCCTCCGATTTTATTGAACACTAATTTTGTGACCGGAATATCACAAGACACATTTGCATAAGTGATGCCCATGCCTTGATAATAATTATCGACAATATATTTAATAATCAATCCGACAGTAGTGCTTGAGAAAGACTCGGTGATTTGTTTTCGAGCCAATTCGGAAGTTTTATCTCGGCAAGTAATATTATAATAAACCGTATCGACAAAAACATTGTTCTTAATTCTCGCAATCTTTCCCGAGAAAATCATGGTCGCACCATCCCAAGCCTCAACCACATCTCCGGCGACCGGCTTGTAAGTTTCACCAACACCGACCTTAATTAAAAACTGACAAATATTTGGTTGGTCATCGATATTGTCCTCAATGGCAAAAGAGTCCCATTCGATAAGACTCGTTTTGTCGACTGCATTTATTTTGACCAGTAAATTCATATCTTAGTTTGATAGAGCATTGCTCAATTTTAATTTGCTTATAATTTGATTTCCTAACTTTTCGGCGGCCTGACCATCGAGCAAAGTATTTCCCGATATGTTGATCGTGACAGAACCAACACCTTGATTTGCCTCTGCAACCTTAGCATTTAGCGCCGATGTGCTGATGACACTCGATGTCTTTCCGGCCTTAGCACGATTGATGGCCTCTGCAAGAGCATTCCATTTCAAGATTTCAGCATTGATTGAGTCGGCAGTCGCCTTTTCATTATTGGCCAAATATGCTTGATAGTTTTTGAATGCTTGGTCTTGGTATTTCCTAATCTCATTATATTTAGCAACCTCAACAGTCAACTCTTTAGCAAGACCCATCGCCTTTGACTCGAATTCTTGGTCGAGAGCCATCTTCTTTTGGTTTAAGTCCTCGATGGTTCGTTGGAACTCGGTCATTGATGCTCTTCTACGAGCCTCTGCGACCTCATTCTGATAGGCAATCTCAATAGTCTTTCTCTCATCAAGGGCGGTTTTTTCTTTCTCATAGGTGGCTTTAGTGGCATCATAATCGGCTTGTAGTTTCGCCATCTCATTATTATGCGATGCGATGTTATCACTATCAACCGACTCATTCATTTTGGTGTTATATTCCACTTTCTTATCAGCAAATTCTTTTGCTAAATCGGAAACCTTTTGCTCTTGTTCAACATAGGCACTAGCATAGTCCTGCTTGATGCCGAGATTATCTTTCGCATATTGAGTATTCAAATCGGAAATCTTTTGAGTGATTTCAACTATCTTATTTCCGACCTCATTCAAAGAGTCAGCCGCACTTTGCATCGTGGACTTAACTTTATCTCCGAACTTAGTCATCTCACTTGATGCTTTTCCAGTTGCCTCCTTGACCTCTGGTGGCCATTTAGCGAGGTTAGCACTAACTGATGCGGATGAACGATTATCTTCGGCAATCTTTTGGTCTGCTAATCCTTGAACCATCGCACCCATTTCATTTATTGCATTATCATTGGCGGTAGTATCGAATTGAAATTTAACCGATAAATCAGCAGTTCCAATATCGACACCGACTTTCGCCAACATTCCCGAGAACCAATTATAGACTTTATTTCCAACATCTAAAGCACCATTGATGAAACCGATGACAGCATTCCCCATCGTCTTCAATCCACCGATGATGACATTAGCGAGAATAACAAGACCGGCCCCGATAACAGCAAAGGCGTTTTGTAATCCTCCGAACTTAATTGATAAATATGCGACACCGGCCGCGATTAAGGCAAGTAATAAAACAATCGGGTTAGCCATCAATGCGGTCATTGCCATTTGAACGAATTTGAATGCTTGAACTAACATCCCCCAAACTTTAATGGAGGCCTCTACAACAGCGATGACGGAAATAAAAGCACCGACCATAGCAAGAACAGTCTTGATGGTTTCTTGATTATCTCTAACGAATTGAACTGCCTTGTCGAGAAACTTAGAAAGAGCCTCTGCGGTAGCAATAATATAGGGTCGTAATTTACCCATCAATTCATCCGATAAATTCATTATCTTATTTTGTAATAATCCAAGAGCATTGGCATTAGCGGCCGCACTTCCTCCGAACTCTGTGGCTAATTCAGCCAACATAACTTTTTGAGCACCCATCACATCACCGGCATCTTGCATCGTTTTAATTTGTTTCTTTTGTGCCTCTGTGAATGTGACACCGACCTTAGTCAATTTAGTGACACCATCAATCGGGTCATTCAATGCTTTTCCTAATTGCATCGCGGTAGCGGCCATTTGTTCTGCCCCGGGAGTTGCACCATTATTCATTGCGGTGGCCATATCGGCAACTGCTTGAGTGGTGGCAGGGAAAACATCTTTTCCGATACGAGTAAATGTTAAAAGCATATTCTCACCGGCAACAACAGCATCATCATCGATGTTTGACATCTCCATAATCGAATTAGCAATATCATTGATGCCTTGAGCAGTCATTCCGGAGATGCCTTTAGTAGAGGCCAGAACAGCATTCAATTGGTTCTGACCACGAATAGCCTCCTCCGATGAGTCCCACATCTTTTTGCCCATATACATTGCCGATGTCGCCAACGCCAAAAGGCCTATATTTAGGCCCTTTGACTTAGTTTCGACACCACCCAAATCAGCTTGAGCCTCTCTTAAAGCGGCTTGAGCCTCATTGACTGCTTTGATGACTATGGTTAAATCCTTTTTATCTGCCATATAAATTTATTTTTGATTATCGAGAACTTCTTTTTTGTGTTCCATCTCCATAAACTTCAAGTATATGGCGATTTTATTGTCATCCATCTCATCGATTTGTTGAGGTGTCCAATGGAATTTTTTACATAGAACATAATCAATGTAATCATCCGGTGGTTCGCTATTTATTCCTACGAGATAAGTGCCGATGAAATCATCTATCTCGTTTGCTATTTTTTTTTCGAAATCTCGTTAATGGCATCGATAATAGTATTAGCATCATCCGAATTCATTTCATCGAAAGTGGATTGAGTGATTGGTTTATCTTCTCCGCTGATCGTAATCTTTTCAACCATGCCCAATAAAGCAATATCATTAGCCGCATCCATATTCACGACATTAAATCCTTTCATTGATTGCTTGTTTCCGCCATTATTAGATGCATCGACTTCCATCTCGGAGTCAACACCTTGAAACATAGCTCGGTTGATTTCTTTTTTTAATTTACGAGTGACGAATTCTTTAACTGTTGCCTCACCATTTGATAATTTGACCTGCATAGATTTTTTAATCTTAGTTTATAAATAAAAGGGGGAGGGATTACCTCCCCCGATTTGGCTTAGTAAGATGTGGTTAGGTTAGAAAGGATGGCCTCGATGCTCTTGCTATCAGCAGTAGAATAAAAGGCTTTGAATTTAACAACCACTTTGGCGAAATCATTATTGTCACCACTCTCAACCGGTTCTCCGAATTTAACTTTAGCCAACTTAATGACCAATTTAGGATTGGCAGAAGTTGCGATTGTGACATCACTATTCACCATTGTGATAATCATTGATTTCTGTGTGCCGTTTAATGCATAATCTCTAACAGTAGTATTTTCAAAAATCATTTCTAATGAACCCTCAATGACTAACTGTTTATTTAAGAAATCGGATGGGCCATCTAAACCGAGCAAATCCTTATCTTCGATGTTCTTGTTAATATCAAGAGATAAAGTTTTAACAGCGATAGCGGTTGGAGAACTTAAACCGGCATAGGTATCAGCAATTCCGGCAGTAATATGTTTAGCCAAGAAAATATTTTCAGCGACTTGAGATGGGGTTGTGACAGAGGCAACACCTTTTTTGCCTTTTAATCCAACCTCGAACTTAACATAGTCACCAACTTTAGCATCTAATTTCAAACTATCAACGACACTATTAGCATAAACCATATGCTCGATGTCATCTTTCTTCACATCGATTGATAAGGTTGGATGCTTAGCAGATTGTAAAACGGAAAAAGTATGATCGTAAGCCAAAGCATTTGGTGCTACTTGAGCAGCAGAATTCACTTGACCCAACGCACCGAGTAAAAAATAACCGATTGATTTGTCCATCACTTCACCGGTAATCTTTCCACCCGATAATCTTTTGATGACAACTTGTTCATCACTATCTTCAATCACGCCCATTGCTCTTTCAGTTGCCTTGACTTCCATTTTATCTTGGATGTCTTGAGTCAATGGTTTTAACCAAATAGCAGGGGTCGCAACTGTGCCTCTAACTGTTTCTTTACCGACACCGATTTGAAATTTTCTTTTTAATACTTCACTCATATTTTTTTAGAGTTAATTTATTTATAAAATTATTTTTTTTTATTACCCAACAACTCAAACAACTTTTCATCGGCCTCAGTTTTATTTTTAGCCTTGATGGTTATGCCATAATCGGGGTAGCAATGTTCTTCTAATTTAATTATAGCACTTTCTTCATCTTTTGTCAGCACACTTTCGACCTTAATTGATTTGTCCTCGAATTTTTTAATAGACATATTATTTAACTTAAAAATTATTAAAATTGTTTTAGCTTAACGCATGTAATATCGATGTCGACAGCCCTCATCAATAGCTCTCTATCTTCCCATGCAAACACGGAACGAATATTGACATCATCACAAGACCCCCCGAGGGTGTCATCCATATCGATAGCATTGTCGATGTCATCAAATACTTTGTTGATAATATCTTCACCATCCTCCTTGCCTCGAGCCTCCTCATTAACTTCCTGCAAAATTCTAACCTTAAAGGTATAAGTTTTCTTGATGTGATTAGTGCTTTCTCTCTCACTAACATTCTCACTCCCAACAATTAAAGCGACAGGGTAATTTGTAAAATTTCCGGCCGTGAATTTATAAACTTCTTTGATTGACTCGATTGAGCTTAATTTAGCGAATAAAGCATTTAAGATTTCTGTTCTCATAATTTTTCAATAGTGTTTATTAAAACTTTGTCGAATATATCATTGACTTGCCCCTCTGTGCTATCGATAGTTCTTTGAACGAATGGATTAGCGGGTTGTCCTTTGACCGACTTAGCGAATATCATTTTTCCTCCGACTTTGAATGCTAGAACCTTTGCTCTTTTCGGAACGATAGGCGAACCATTCGGCCCAAAGATACCCGTGCCATTATGAACCCAAGAGGCATATTTCGAATTCGGTCCGATTTCAACCCCGACATTAAATAATCGCATGTTGACCGACCGCCTCAATGTTCCAGTCTTGGCCGGAACTTCTCTTTTTTCCGTGTTAAGAATTAACGCGCCGACATCTCGAACTGCTTTCACTAATTCATCGCCAACAAGTTGAGGTGCTTTATCAAATCCCGCAATCAGTTTATCTAAATTTCTCACCTCTAATGTCATCATATGGTTATTGGTTTTGATAGATGAATGCCTCAATTCTTGCGAGGCTACCTATCTCAAACTTTCTGATCGCTTTAACTGTATAATAATCTCCATCATAAGAAATCCTGTCAGCCTCTTTCAAATCTTGGTCGATATTGCAAAGTAATTTCAAGGCCTTGCCGGGTGTTCCATCTGTGAGCATCATGTCCTCTGCTTTTATCGGTAGGATTATTCCTTGAATAGTTCCATGCACAATATATTTTTCGTGGTAATCGTAAAGCAATGGCCTCTCGACTGTTATTGTTTTATCAAAAATAAATCTCATAAGATTAAATGTTTATTGATTTGAATGCCGAAAGCATTTTTTTAATATCATCATTGAACTGTAATTCGAAATTGACTGATGCACCCTCCAAACTTTCCGAACTCTCACCCTCTGCCTTACTCTTATTAACGACAGCACCGGCAAACTTCAAACAAGCCAATCTCAAATCATCTGGCACATCAATGGCGATAGCATTCTCACCCTCTCCGCTCGCCTCAAGATGATAACCGGCATTGTATTCGATTTTATAAGCATTTGATAAATCGTATTTTCCACTATAAGCATTTACTTCGATGATGCCCTCACTTGGTCGAACATTGATGTCGGTCACTTCAACGAAAACAGGATTTGAGTAAGTTCCAGTATTTCGATATAACTTGACCCCCGAAAGATTGACTCGATTATCTAAAAATATTTGAAAATCATCCTCCTCGAGTTCTTCTCGACTCACATATTCAATCACCGACCCGAATATCAATTTATTATTGCACCATCTTTCAACGAAACGATTAACTCCATTCACGATGTAGGTCAATTTAGTATCGTAGGTGCTTGAAGTTTCCCCGATATAAGATTTTAACTCTGCTAATTTAATCATAAGATTTTGACTAATTTGTAAATAGGCATTTTAGCCCTCTAATTGCCTCATAGCGAGGCGGTATTTTAAGATGAACATTGACTCATAAAACTTGCTATCTCCTCACCTACCCCCAAAGAATTTAGTTTTTTGGCGGTATTACCACCCTTTAAGGAACTCCTCTTTACTAAACTCCCGACATTCTCCCTCTCGCACCATCTTTTCGTATAAGGTGGCATCCTCGAGCAACATTTTAGGGTCATGCTTGAGTTGTCTTTCTTTCTTGGCTTGAATATCGATGGGTCGAACATACCCGAGATGTTTCAAGACGAATTTAGTCGTCTTTCGAGCAGAGTAGCCATAAATCGGGCAAGAGCCACAATGTAGGTTTTTCTCAAAGAACTTTTGACTCCTATCTGGTAAATACCGGAACAGTCTGACATTCTTTTGATGACCAAATACTCCATCGACTCGACACTTCTTTTCATCTCCCCAAAAATGCACGATAGGAAAATCCCACCCGACACCTTTATTCAACAATTCAATTATTTCTTTCCTCGATAATTCTTCATCAAGGAACTCATCAGCATCGATTGGTATAATCCCGAATGGATTTTTACTGATCGCATAATCAATCGACCTCTCTCTTAATATATTTTCAGCCTCTCCGAATAACTTGAACTCATGCACTTTAATATCAATCGGGTAAAACTTTTTCAATGCATCTAATTCCGCAATAGTTTCTGGGTCACTATCATCACATACGACAACCATCTCATCGATTAAATTTCTTTTGAATAAATCAGTGATGACTCTCGACATATAACGACCCGACTCATTCCCGACAATCATTGAACCGATAACTCTTTGGCCGTTCATCCATTTAGCATCAAACTTATTTTTTCCATTAAAGTAATTAGTTCTCCAAAACTCCGAACCATTATTCAAACTGTCTTTCCCCTCGTGTTTGGCTTCAGCTTTTGAGATTTCAATTTTCCATCCTCGCCTCTTTATGTTTTGGCATAAATCATTGTCCTCCCACATAAAGAAATAATCTTCATCGAAACCCCCGACACTCTCGAACACTTCTCTCCGAACACATAGAACCGAACCATTGACCGAAGTATTTAACCTCGAACAATCGGCCCCAACCATGGCAACACTCTCATCCTTGAAAGGTAATAAAAGGTCGGCAAAAAAATTAGTGCCGACCTCAACATCATCATTCAAAAATAAAATATATTCTCCAAGAGCAGAATTTAACTTAGCACCATCATTACAAGCCTTAGCAAATCCCCCGACTCTATCATTGAAACTTCTCTCAATAATATTCAAAGAGATTGAACCGGACTTCTCGGCTTTTTTAAGAACTTCTAAACTCTTAACATTCTCAATGTCCTTTGTAGGAATGACCACATCAATGAAATCGGTGCGGTATTTCTTACCCAATATGTTAAAACCTTTTAGACTCATTCTCTCGGTGCTACCTTTCCACTCATCGGCGATAGTAGTTTCTTCAACAATCTTTTTATTAGCCAATATCTTGAACTCACTCAATTCCATCCCTCGAATATCTCCGGGAACGAATAGATCGTGACCTTTCAAATATTTAGCTAATACCATCATTGTGATTAAACTAATTC